GCCGATACGGCATTCTATGAAAGATATTACAGTAACAAGACTGTAAAGAAGAATTGCACAATACCGTACTGGTTGGAGAAGATGGCAAGTGATAATAATATAAATTTTTCTCAAGTGCTGCAAGATGGATTGAAGAATATTTTAAAAATAGAGTAGAGTTATTAAAGGCCACATGCTTATGTGGTCTTTAACTTTATAAATCCAAGAAGCAGCAGGTGATAAAGATGTCTCACTTTTGTCCAATTGTGTATGATATACTTATACAGTGACAAGGAATAAATACTTCTTGTTTGCTATTTCATGTATACCCCTTTTAGGAAGCTCTCATATACTGAGAGCTTTTTTGTTGTAATATTGCACAAATAATATAATAAAATATCGTGAAATAAGGTGAAAATATGTACAAAATGCACAAGGTACTCCCGGGGGTATACCCCCTATGCGGGGCAAAGAGGTGCGGCCGATTTGGCTTTAAAAAAAGTGAAAAAAATGGGATTTCCTTCCCTTGGAAAGGAGGGGTGATGGTGGCTGATGACAGTTAATCAAAAGGAGTTGGCGGAGTGTCTTGGAGTAGAGCCAAGGACTATAAGAGATTTGACTAAGAAATGTGGAATATTTGAAAGAAATGAGTCTGGAAAATACGAGTTAAGTACATGTATAAAAGAGTATATTGAGTATAAATTGGATTTGGACTCAAGTAGGGCGAAAGGCTTGAATTTAGAGGCTTTAAAGGCTAGACATGAAGAGATAAAGATACAGATGAGTCTGGAAAAGTTAAGAGAATATAAGGCTGAAACTCACAGGTCTGAAGATGTGGAAGAGTTCCTGTCAAATATGCTTGTAAGTTTCAAAAACAAGCTGTCAACATTGCCCTCAAAACTTGCCATGGAGATCATGGGAGAGACCGATACCAATGTGGCAATAAAGAAGGTAGAAGAGGAAATAGACATAGCTTTGAATGAACTTTCCGGATACGATCCGAATAAGATTAGCAGGAAGAGAAAAAATATTGATTTGAATGAGGATGATTTAGAAGAAGTAGAGGAAGAGGATGACATCAAGAGAGAAAACAAGAAGACTGTTTCAAAAAGTAATAAGCGAAACGCTAAAACCACAAAAACAGCTAAGCGTAAGCCAGTGGGCAGAAAGATACAGGGTACTTGATTCCAACTCCAACTTAGCCGGCAAGTGGTCTAATGATGTTACTCCATACCTTGTAGGGATAATGGATGCTTTTAATGATGTAAATATCAGAAAAATATTCTTTTGCAAAGCCAGTCAGATAGGTGGAACCAGCGCAATGGTAAATATGATTATGTATATCATTATGCAGACTCCGGCACCAACGATGATAGTCTATCCAAGTGACGATCTGGCCAAGAATATATCCAATGACAACTTAAAGCCTGCATTCAGACTTGTGCCGGAAATAAAGAAGATGTTCAAAGAGACAAAATCAAAGGAGCTGGAGCTTAGGTTTACTCATATGCCTATATATCTTACCGGAGCAGGATCTCCAAGTAAGTTGGCTTCAAAGCCTATAAAGTATCTGTTTTTTGATGAGATAGATAAGATGGGTGGTGCCACGAAAAAAGAAGCAAGTCCTTATAATCTTGCGCTGGAAAGAACTAAGACATTCAGGCCTACTGAGAAGGTCTTTGCTGCAAGCACACCGACTATAAAAAGTAATTATATTTGGGAGCTACATGACGGAGCGGATGAGGTCAAACATTACTTTGTGCAGTGTCCGCACTGTGGCGAATGGATAGAGTTTGCATTTGATCAGATAAAGTTCTGTAAAGATGATGAAAAGAAGATGAGCAACTACGAAAGGGCGCAGACTGCAAAGTATGTATGTCAGGAGTGCGGCTGTTTCATTACAGATTCAGACAAGATGAAGATGCTTAGAAGCGGTGAATGGAGGGTGGTGAAGAAGAGAGGCAATGGAGTGGCTGCAAAGAGTGTAGGATTCTGGATAAGTTCTCTTTATTCAGTATTTCTTAAATGGTCCGATATAGTGGAAGAATTCTTAGACAGTTATAAGGATCCTGAAAAGTTGCAGAACTTTACCAACTCATGGCTCGGAGAAGCCTGGGAGGATACAAGGATTGCAACGAGTAATAAGCTTGTATTACAAAGGCAAACCGACTTGGAAGAGTTTGTGGTTCCAAAGTGGGCAAGAATGCTTACAGGCGGTGTGGATGTGCAGCAGGATTCTTTGTATTTTACTATCAGGGCATACGGAGCGTACACAACCAGCCAGAATATTACTCATGGGCAAGTACGAAGTTTTTCAGATATTGAAAGAGTTATGAATGATACCTATAAGCGTGAAGACGGTGTGGACATGGTAGTCGCCCTATGTCTTATTGATAGCGGATACAGGCCTGACGATACATATGACTTTTGTATTGAAAATAGGGAGTGGGCAATACCGGTAAAAGGCTCATCAAACCCTATGGACTCAAGATATAGATTTAATAGAGTGGATAAAAAGGGATATGGACTGCAGTTGGTAGTATGTGACGGTGGTGCTTTTAAGGACTCTATAGCTGTCAGACTGCAGAAGGAAAACGGTCCGGGCTCTTTTATGGTATTTAAGGACTGTGATGAAAACTATGCGAATCAATTAAGCTCTGAGCAAAAGGTTATGGTAAAGACATCTGCAGGCAATGTGATGAGATGGGTACCGAAGCGCTCTCATATAGATAACCATTATCTTGACTGTGAAGTATATGCCATGTGCGCAGCGGAGATATTGGGAGTGAGGAACTTAAGGGAAGAAGGTTATGAAGAGACAAGTGAAGACAATACCAAGGCGGAGGATACTGAATCTAATTGGATTACAGGTGGAAATAAAGGAGGATGGTTATAGTGGACAGACCAATGACAAATGAAGAACAGATCATAGAGATTGATAAGGCAATATCGTCAATTTTGAGAACAGGACAAAGTTATAAGATAGGTTCAAGGGCTCTGACAAGAGCGGACCTTGGAACGCTTAGAGCTATGAGGAAAGATTTATTGGCGGCTTCAGAGGATAACGGTACTGATCTATTCAGTAATACTTTTGTGGCTGTATTTGACAGGAGGTAGAAATGAATTGGCTTGATAACATAATTGGCTTTTTCTCTCCGGCATGGGCATATAAAAGACAGGCCTTCAGAACAGGGCTTGATGAAATAAGATCAGGATATTATGACAGCGCAGATTCGTCAAGAATGAATAGAAACTGGACTGCGAATAATGCTCCGGCAGTAATGACGGACAGTTTCTCAAGGGATAACATAAGAGCCAGAGCGAGAGATCTTGAGAGAAATTCAGATATTATGAATGCAATACTTAGTGCATATAACAGAAATGTGGTAGGGGAAGGATTTACCTTACAGGCAAGGACTGACAATGAAGAACTTAATAACAAGATTGAGGAGCTGTGGAGAATATGGACTAAGAAAAAGAACTGTGACATCTCTAAGAATCAAAATCTGATTCAAATGCTTAGGATGATTGAGAGACGAAAGAGGGTAGACGGTGGAGTTCTTATACAAAAATGCTATACAGATGATGGAGTATTGCCACTGAAGCTTTCCTGCCTTGAAGTGGATGAGATAGATAAAGATGTTATGAGTCCACACTATGAGGGAAATAAAGTAGTGGACGGCATAGAAGTGAATGAGTATGGAGCAGCTGTAGGGTACCATATCAGAAGATACAATAAGGATGGATATTTACTTGAAGAGCCACACTTTGTAAAAGCTGAAGATATGATATTTGTGTTCTCAAAGACAAGGCCTTCTCAAGTAAGAGAGATGAGTGATTTAAATCCTACATTGCTTAGGGTAAGAGACATTACTGAGTTTATGACTGCAGTATCGGTGAAGCAAAGAATTGAGGCTTGTATGTCTGTATTTATTAAAAAGGGTGCAGCGGATGAGCTTGGAAGAGGGATAGTAAAGTCAAATAATCAAGCCGGATATGATGGGAAGCTGTTATCTCCGGGTATGATCAAGGTATTAAATCCGGGAGAAAGTATAGATGTTGTTAATCCAAACGGCCAGGCTGCAGATGCAACATCTTATATAAAGCTTCAAAGTCAGTTGCTTGGAGCAGGACAAGGGCTCAGTTATGAGGCTACCACAAGAGATATGAGTCAAACAAATTACTCAAGTGCAAGGCAAGGGTTGATAGAGGACAACCTTACATATGCGGAGGATAGGCAACTCTTGGGAGACTTGGTAGATGAAATATATGAGGCTTTTATTACTTGTGCAGTGTACTCTAAAAAGCTTGATATACCTGATTTTTTAGAGAATAAAGAAAAGTATTTCAAGCATGAATGGATACAAGCCGGAAGAAGGTGGATAGATCCGCTCAAAGAAGCAAGCGCTATGAGGCTTGGCATGGCAAGTGGACAAAAAACTTTTAAGCAGATAGCAGCAGAGAACGGAAAAGACTGGAGAGAACAGATAGAGGATATAGCTGAAGTTATTGAATATGGCAATGATTTGGGTATAGACCTTGGACATATCCTATACGGAATAGATTCAATAGATTCGAGGAGGAAAAATGGATAAGAATTTTGTAAGAGAAATAGCAATCAACGGCATCAGGCAGGTAAAAAATGAAGATGATACTAAGACTATAGAGCTTAGCTTTTCAAGTGAAGAGCCGTATCAAAGATGGTATGATCATACAGAAATATTGGATCATAAGGGAGTACAACTTGATAGGCTGAATGATATAGGTGTAGTGCTGTACAATCATAACAGGGATAAAGTTATAGGCAAGGTAAAGAAAGCGTGGGTGGAAGATAACAGAGGCCTTGCTGTAATAGAACTTGATGATGATGAGTTTAGCACTGAAATATACAAGAAGGTTGAAAGCGGTACACTTAAAGGTGTATCTGTAGGGTATTCTATAGATACCTGGGAAGAAGTGAAGGCGGGAAAAGAGTCAACGGATGGATTTGCCGGGCCTTGTTACATTGCCAGGAAATGGACCCCATATGAAATATCAATAGTATCCATACCTGCAGACGGGACTGTCGGAGTTGGTAGATCTGAGGAAAATACAGACGGTAATGATATGGCGGATTTAAGTATGTATGAGAATATGGTCAAAATGAATGAGAATAAGTTGAGGTTATAAGATGTCTCACTTTTGTCCAATTTTTTATGCTATATTGGTAAAGTGCTAGATGGGCGTATAGCACATGATATTATTGATGTGATTGTTCCTTTCATGAAAGCTTGAGGCGTATGTCTCAGGCTTTTTTGTTGGAAAAAAATGAGAAAGGAGTCTTTTATGGGTGCAAAGGATGCATTGAGAAGACAACAGGAGCTTTTGGAAAAAGCTAAGGCAGAAGGTAGGAACTTGAACTCTGAGGAGCAAAGAGAGTTTGACAGTATGCAAACTGTTATTGATGCTGCTTCTACAGAGGGAGATGTAGATGGCTTACAGATTGAAAGAGAAAGATGTAAGCAGATTGTAGAGTTGTGTAAGGACATGGAGCTTGATCCGACCGACTTTATCGCAAATGGAGCAAGCGTAGAAGCGGTGAAGGATGCTGCTATACAAAAGTTTAAAAGTGAGAAAAGACCTGTAACGGCACAGCCAAGCGGTGATGTGAATTTGAAGGTTAAGACTGATGAAAGAGATAAGTATACCAGAGCTGTAGCGGACGGAATGCTTTTAAAAAGTGGATTATATGTTGATAAGCCTGCAGCGGGTGCAAATGATTTTAAGAGCATGTCGCTTAGAGATATGGCTATTCACGCTATGGCACAGGATGGTGAGAATTTAGATGTACTTATGAGAATGTCCCAAAATGAAGTATATGACAAGGTTACAAGAGCAGGATTTTACAATCCGACATCTGCGTTTCCGGCTATCATGGATACGGCTATCAATAAAGCTTATAAGGATGAATATACACTTGCTCCTACAACGTTTGAGAAGTTTGTAAAGATTGGTTCATTATCGGATTTTAAGGCACATGACAACTACTGGGTAACAGGCCCGGCTGGCACGTTCAAGGAAGTACCGGAGAACGGAGAGATCGAGGCGGATGTACCTAAGGATATGGCCAAGCCTAAGCGCCAGCTTAAGACATTTGCAAGGCAGTTCTCTATGAGCAGACAGGCCTTTATCAATGATGATATAGGCTTCCTTACTACAGTGCCGGCACGATATGCAAGAAGTGCAAAGACTACAATCAATCAGATGGTATATAACGCACTGTACAATGATGTGGTTATTTATGACGGATTACCGCTGTTTGATGCAAGTCATAAGAACTCTTTAGCTACCGGATCGGCTCCGAGTGCTGAAGTTATCAACAAGATGATATTGGCGTTGGCAACACAGAAGGATGAGTTCGACCAAAGCATTGTAGTAAATCCTAGAACCATAGTAGCTCCTGTGGGATATGCTATGGATTTATATAAGATTTTCAACTCTCCAAGTATCAATACAGCAGGCAACACGCAGGCTGCAAACCCTTTATATCAGCTTAGAAACAATATCCAGATTGTAGAGGATGCAACCCTTAATGCACTGTCAGGAACAGGAGCTGCACCATGGTATCTGATGGCGGATGCGGCAGATATAAATGCTATTGAGGTGGATTTCCTTAACGGCCAGCAGGTTCCGACTATCAGAAGAATGGAAAATCCGGGAACACTCGGGTTTGTATGGGACATTTATTTTGATGTCGGCGTTACTGTGATGAATCATAGAGGTATTGTAAGAAATAAGGGAGTAACTATAGCTGATCCGTTGGCTTAAAGAAAGGAGAGAGTATGGCAAATAAAGGTGCGTATGTAAATACCGGTTATACAATCAATTATATAAATGAGACGAACACAAAAATTGAGGCAGGCTCAGTGGTAAAAATCGGAGATCTTGTAGGCATTGCAGCATGTGATATTGATGTGAAAGCACTTGGGGCTGTGAGCATCAGTGGAATATACGATATTACTAAGAAAGCCGGAGAAGCTATAGAGGCAGGCAAGCTTGTATATTATTCTGATGATGGTGTTACGGCCACTGCAGGTAGTAATTCAAGAGTAGGTTATACTGTAGCCAAGGCACTTGCCGGAGACAGTACTGTAAGAGTAAGGCTGGGATAGTATGAAGAAGTATAGAGCTAAGAGGTATATTCTGTACCTGGGGCATATGTATGCTCCGGGTGATTTTGTAATGACATCGGATGTAGAATATTTGGAAAAACTTGTTGCAAATGATTCTGCAGAATGTGTTGATGATGAAGGAAATGTAATCAGCCAAGCAGTAGTAAATACTGAGGAATCTTCAGAAGAAGGACAATCTGAAGAACTTCCATTTGGTGAGGAAGA